GTTGGATGCCTTGATTCACAGAGGGTTTCTGGCGAAATATTATACTGCATGATGAGATGAGGATAAAGACTGTTAAGGTCAAAAGAGACAACCCAATCATACTTTCCTGGTTTCGGTTCCTTGACATAAGCACCTGCGTATTTTTCTGATTTTACAGATTTATTTTTGGGTGGAATAACAATATTCCTTTTCTTCAAGTAATTGTAAATGATGTTGTCCCACATCCTTACTTGATAAAAGACATCATTATAGTTCACTTTAGCATCATATGCCATAGTGAGAGCAAGTTCAATGAGTTTCATCTTGTCTTCCAGACGGTCAACAAGTTCAACGTCTACTATATTATATTCAATAAACTTCTGCCAACCTTTTGTGTAGAAGTCCTTAAAGGTGTCAAACTCACTGTGATCAAGTTTCTTTTGACCCAGTTCTACACTAGCAATATAATCCAACCGATATGATTCTTGTGCCTTGTATGTAAACTTCTTATATAAGTCAAGGTAATCTAATTGAGTAACACCACCAACATCAAATGTAGTATGAGTACGTCCCATGATATGAACTTCACCTTCACTACACAATCCCCAAGGTGACATCCTCTTCATCAACTTCTCACCATGCACTCTTCTCAAACGTTTGCATATGTAAGGTATATCATATAGTTGTATGTTCCATCCAGTAATCACATCTGGAACATCTTGCATCCAATAATTAATAAAATTCTTTAGTAGATCATATTCAGTGGGGCAATGATAATATGTTACATCCTTCCTATCATTTTTAAAGGGTTTAACTCCCCAAGTAACAATCTGTTTAGTTGTATAGTCTTGTATTGTGATTGCCAGAATTTCTTCGACGCACGATTCCACATCAGGGAACCCTTGCTCAGACGCAACCTCAATATCCAAAGTAACAAGTTTAATCTTGCTGATGTCAAACTTGATCTCATCTTCAGGATACTTCTCTGAGATATATTGATATATGTATCTGTCATTGCCATATATCTCAAAGTTCTCAACTCCATCATATTTCTTATAGAATTCTCTACAATCTCGTACTGAACCTGGATTGATCGTTTCAACTGCTTCTCCATTCAACGTTTTATATTTAGTGTTCCTTTTAGACTTAACAAATAAAGTCGGAAAGAACTCGTCACGATGTTCATATCTTGTACCATTCTCAACTCCACGGACCAAGAACTGGTTTCCGATCAGTTGGACATTGGTGTAGAATTTCATTATTTAAGTAGGTCTTGATATTTTTCAAGTAAAGTGGGTTTTGGTTCAACAAGTGTCAGTATCTTATCAGATGACATCATGAACTCATTATCATTAGTACATCCTACCAACCAAGGTAATAAAGTGCCATCTTCATTTACAAGAAATGGTTCAATCAATTTGCAATTAGGATCTCCTATATCAATAGGAGCAACTTCTACAAGTTGTGTAATTAACTTATCACCGTTTGCTAGAATTAATAGTTTAATAATCATTTGCCATGTCCTACTAGTCTTCCTTCTTCGGGTTTGTCTTTTTTATAATTTATAATATCTTCAACATACATTTCCGTCAACTTTGTTACTGGTTCAACAATGGTGATAACCCAGTCTGCAGTAACAGGAATCTTTTGATCTTTAGATAAAGGCATCCAAGGAAACAAAGAGACTTGAAAACCCGATTGTTTTTTTGGACCTTCTTCCTTTTGGAGTTGGGGGTTTTGCATTTTTACAATACATGGTTTATCAAGATAATACCCAACAACTCTTCTTTCTTCTTCCTCACCTACTACCATTTCAGTAACGTCAGCAATAACATCTTCTCCTGATTTCAGTAGCAGTAACTTAATAGCCATTTTTATATTGGTTAATAGAATGGTAGTTTCCTATCGCCTTCAATCCTGAAACTACCAAAGGGGATTGCAGCAGTCATAGGTAGCGAAAACTTACGACTCTGATATTATAACAAAGAAAAAGCACCCTGTCAATTGACAAGGTGCTGATCCATCTCGAACTCATTTGTATTTATAACCAGTCCTTACGTGCATGATGTTCTGGAACAATCTTACCTACAACAACTGTAAGTAATCCATCCTCAAAATTAACATCTCTAACTTCAGTGTCATCAGAGATTGCCCATGACCTACTGAAAGATCTTTGTGCTAGTCCTTGATGAGCATAAGTCTTATCATCCTTCTCTTCCTTCTGCCCCTCTACATTTAACTTACCATATTCAGTGTAAACTTTAACTTCATCTTTCTTGAATCCAGCGAGAGCAATCTCTAGTCTAGATTCGACGTTGTTTACATGAACAATATTATAAGGGGGATAATTCTCTTTAGTTGATTCGTCCCAAAATCTATTGAGATAATCATCTAGTCCTATGCTGTTACGATTAATCTTCTCTATAAGTTCTGGAAGATTAGCAGCATGATACCTTGCTAGGTTAGTCATAATAGTCTCCTTTAAAAGCGAGTGTGAATTGTGGATCCTTTCGGCATCCAATACTAATTATAACATTACCTAATAAAAATAGGTTCGGTTTCTACGTCCAATACTCATCCAATTGTTCTAACACGTTGGTAAGTATACGGGAAGCAGCACCTCTTTGACGGTTATCCCATTCAGGATACCATGCTTTACTGTCTACACCATTTTTCATCCTTGTGACTTTGGCAGTCATCTCCACTTTGTCTAGGCGACCATTCATTCTTCTTGGGTTTTTCCTTTCTTACCTATATTATACTTTTGTTCTAGTATCCAGTCACCTTTATCTTTGTATGCTAATACTTTAATCTGATTAAGTGGAGCAATATCTGCAACCGATTCTGGTTTTACTACGGATATGAGACCCCAATCAGCAAGGAGACGAGTAATACGATTCCGACGCTGAACGTCGTTAACAGTAAGGTTAGCGTGTTTACCATCGAGAGCAAATAACTCCTTGAAGTGAACTATAAAATATCTTCCCTGCTTATGAAGAATATGGCAGGACTGATATAATTTCTTTTCTTTTCTACTTGCTACTCCAATTCTTGTGAGTGTTTCTCTTACCTTTAAAAAATCATCTGGTTCATTTAAAAGAACTTCTACCATTTGGTCTTGAGACCATTGTATAGTAGGTTCTGCTGTGGTAACAGTCATTGCGATCCTCCAGTGTCAAGTCGTTGTTTAATGTAGTCGAGTTGTTGTTTTGATAAGATTTTCAGTGCTTGAGACGCTTTCTCATTACTATAACCATAGTATTGTTTTACACATTGGAGATCCGTGACTTTATCCTTACGGAGCCAGGGAGAGAATCTCTTCTTTTTCCTCAAAGTATTTAGATAAAAAGAATATTGCATATCTTTATCTAAAGACGAATATCTATTCATCTCATTCACAAACATAATACAATCAAGATGTCCAGACAAACAACGATTGATAATATATGGAGGATAATCTTTAATAACAGAAGGATCTTCTTCAGTAAGATTGTTCTTATTGAAGTTGATAGAATTTAACCAATCTTTTAGTTCTGTCATAATACATGATAAGGATCAATTTCTTCGCCCAGTTCATCAACATCTCTTTTCAAATTACTAAACCTATCATCAGCAGCAGCTAACTTCTGCTCACCTTTAGTAGTGTAATGTAATATAACTGGATTGAAGAACTCTTGATGTTTTTGTTCAACATACCCCATTGTAACATCCTGTATACCAAACATGCCACCTGTAGATGAAAGACGACTTAATAGAATCCAAACTGCATACTGATCAACAATACGTGAGTTTGGAATAGGCATCAGTTGAGCACCATTTTTGAAGATGTTCATCAACTCTGTCAATTCATCTAACTTATCTACAATCTTAATATGAATATCATTATTGAGCAACATCACACCACAACAATACTTATAGATCTCCTCCTTACCACCAAGAGCATAGATTGCTTTATCAACTTTACTTAATGCTTCTCTTATACCCTTACCACCACCAGTATTGGGATCGTGTCTAAATCCAAATTCTTCTCTACCATATACATCATACCTTGAATAAGTATCAAAGATATATTGTACGTCATCATAGAAGACAGTATCAGAATCCAAGTAAAGAATATTACAAGACTGATCTTTAAAATACTTCAGATTATACCATCTATGAATTGACCATGCACTAAGTATACTAAAATCAAATCCATCCTCAAATGGTAAAACATTTACGTTGTAAGTAAGACGGAAATAAGGGGGAATAAAAGCAGGGTCATCACAAAAAAGATAAACAGATATTTCATTATTAAATTCTCTTAAGGAACGGATACTGTGATCAAGACGTTTTAATTCATGATCATTTATATGATCATGTTTATTTTTCAAATACGAATAACAAATTACATTCACTACATTTTCTCCATGTCCATACTTTTGTTTCTAATAATAATACAATTATTAGCATGATCAGGAACGAATTCTAACAAATGATCATAGTCCCACATCATCTCTTCGTACAATGCA